TCCATATCTTGGGCTTCCAGGCGTTCATCCTGGCTCCCATCCTTTGTCGTCCGACAACGGCACCCCAACCATTCGCCCGAAGCACTTTGAGCTGCACACAGCGTGGTTGCCGTCTGTGACCGCATCCTTCTCGGGCACCTTCTTGCCGCACTCTTCGCAGGTGATGGTGCCGTCGAAGGGTATGTACTCCCCAATCCCCTTGGAGGGAAACTGGGCAGCAGAAGGATCAAACACCGAACCGTCGGGGCGCACCGTCCACCAATGGGGCTCTGTAACATTCCAGATGGGGCAGTAGTAGTGGCCTCGAACCAGGGCCAGGCTGGGGTCTTTGGAGCAAGCGGCTTCGCTGAGCTCTTTGCACTTGCCCCGAAACTTCAGGTAGTCGTTCATGCCTTCGGCTCCCAATCCAACAGCACTCCGCAGCACGCCGGCTTGTGCTCGCCGTGCTTTGCCATCGTATGGAGATCGGCATCAATGCCGCTCCATCCAACTCCAAGATGGTCAGCGCACTCTCTCCAGCCGGCCAGCATGTCCGCCGCGTGAGACCTTTCCGCAACATCCGTCGCGTCATTTACAGCGTCCACCATTTCCAAGTGACCTCTTGCCACGTTATTCTCCTTAATGAAAAACGAAAATGATCATGACTTCTGCCCTTTCTTCCACTCGTTATATTCAGCCTCGTACGTGTCCGCCGCTGCGCCTACGCTTCCTTGGTTTATATGAGCTCCAGATAGTGGATGTATAATACCTTCATCTTGCAAGTACTTTATCCAATCTGTGTCACTCCAGCCTATTGGAGTCGGTGGTCTCATCCTTTGTCGTCCCTATTCACCTTGTCATGGTGTTTAATCGCCATGTCGACGGCCTCATTGATGTTGGCAGCCATCCCCCACTCCTCCCACTCATCTATAACGAGACCCTCCCCCTTGTCACTCACTGGAGGGGTAAATAGAGAGACATTTCCGGCACCGGCTTCGATGTCCAGCGATATTTCATATTTATTCGGCAATTTCTCAGCAGCCCGTTCGATGGCTAGACCGATACGCTCATGATAGTTCATTTCCCCTCCAGTGGGTCATCACCTTCTTCCTCATCCTCATCGAACACGGCGTCATCTATGCAGTTGCCCCAGAAGTCTTCTTCAGTCTCGGTTCTGGGGTCGTGTTCGTGGCCGATGCAACGACCCCAGGTGTACTCGTCCCCAGGCCCGGGGGTGCGATGGTTGCTCACTGTCCGCATATTTCTATTAGCTTCTGTCTTTGAGCAGCACAGGCGGCGGCCCCTGCGGCGGCCCCTGCGGCGGCCCCTGCGGCGACCCCTGCGGCATCTGCGACGGCCCATGCGGCGGCCCCTGCGGCGGCCCATGCGGCGGCCCCTGCGGCGACCCCTGCGGCATCTGGGGCGGCCCATGCGGCGGCCCCTGCGGCGGCCCCTGCGGCGGTCAACTCCCCTTCGTGTGCCGTCCCATTCGCAAACTTCTCTGCTACGTCAAGAGCGTCCAGGCTTCTCTTGTCTTTCATCAAATGCTGCACTTGACGAGCGCACCAGACGGAGTACAGCCTGATCTCTCGGTCGTGCCCCTTCACGGCACGCAAGGCCCACAAGGCGTCGTCCAATCCATTGGACTCAAGTATAGTCAGAATTGGCAGCGGCTCGTCGTCTGCTTGAGTCTTTCCGAGGTGAGCGAGTAGCTTTATCCAACCAGGCTTACATGGGTCATGCTTGCGAATCTCGTTGAGTGTAGTCTTCATAGCTCAGCTCCAAAGAATGTAGCAGAAGAAGGTCACCGCAATCAGAATGATGGCGTAGCACACCCAAAACGCCCTGGTGGCGTGCGTGTCGTACCGCATGTAGTCGGCCTCCTCGAACATTTCCTGCCACTCGTCGGGGGTGATGCCGTCCACCAGGAACCGACGATCGGGTTCGTCCAGATGACCGAATGCCTCCGATATAGTGATCCTGCCCTTCCGAAATTTCTCCATGGTGTCTTCGGTCACACGGACCTCAATGGTGTGCTCCTCCCCCGAAAACGGGGATGTTTTCGTCACTTTCACAGGCCCGTCCCTTTCTTGGTGTGCTTGTACGCCAGGGTGGCGTAATTGGCGATGTCCAGCCAACTGTCCAGGTGGTTAGGGTTTCCGCAGACCAGCCTGGAAACCTTCGATAGAATCTGGTCCAGGGCCTCCCGCTGGACCCTGGAGAATTCCGGGTTCCTGCTCAGGGTTTTCATTTCCTGGGCCACGTACGCGTTGTCCCTGAAATTTCCGTACTCCGATTCCCGTTCCTTCGAAACTTTTGAAAAAGTCTTCATACTCTTCCTCCGGATAAACCATCACACGTAAAAGATTGTGGAGAACTATTTCCCCATGCCATATCGTTGTTGCCAACTTCCTCCATGTTTCCTCGCCGGGGCTCCTGCGAAGCATACTGGCCGCCGCCCCCGGCACGATCATGTAATCGGTGCCCCACTGGACCAAAAACAGGGGCCGCCCTCCTGCGGACACCCTGTCTTCGAACCAGTTCACCTGGGTGGCCCTTACCTCCACCAGGGGGCCGCACTTCAGCTCGATCCACCCCTCGATCCCCTTGTGACAGTACGATAGGTCAGGAATTCCCGGAGACGTGTTCGGGCTTTCCACCCAGCTCAGGGAAACCGGCAAATTCTTCCCTGACTCGAACAACTTCTTCAGCTTGTCTCTGAGCTTGCCTTCTTTTTTCGGGGTCATCAAACGGCCTTTCCAGAATCCTGTCGATCACTTTTTTCGTCGCGGCCTGAAGGTCTTCGCAAGAATTCAGCACCGCTTCCTTTATCTTTCCCTCGGCGAACTGCACCGCCCTCGCGCCCCTGGCCCCGTCGTGATGCTGCCGAATGAAATTCCAGTTGTCGATCAAGTCGGCCATTTTGACGATGGCTTTGGGCATACCGCTTTCTGGCATCATTTCTCGAGGAGCCCCGTAATCGACGCTATCCGGGCAGAATCCGGAGTCCCTCATCGCTTCCTTCACCGGAGTGGAAATGTCGCCCGAATACGCCTCCAGGTAATCATGGATGATGGCGTAATAGCACACGTCCCTCTCGCTGTAGCCGACCTTGTTATAAATCTCCCTGTAGATGGCCATGGCTATGACGGCGACGTTAAAGGAGTGGGTCGCCACGTTGCTGCTCCTGGTGGTGCCAACCGTGGTCCACCTTTGGACATACTGCAGGTCCAACATCTTCTCAATCGGGGTTATCATGCTTCAGAGCTCCATTTCTCTTGACCCATTTTCTGCTTCGGTTGATCGCCATCTTGTTCTTGAACTCCTCTTGCAGGTCCACCCCCGTCAGGTGGGCTATGTCCAGGAGGAGGATCAGAACATCGGCGCACTCTTCCCCTATATTCCTGCCCCCGGCGAATATCGCGTCCATCAGCTCAGACACTTCCTCCACCATCTTTATGGTGGTGTGCATCGGGTGCCTGTCGGGGAATATCTCAGACACCCACTCCACAACTTCATCGGTCATCGGGGGCAGGGAATTGTCCATCGGTTTATTCCACGATGTCCGACGGGTACGGCCCGTACCCAATGATGAACTTGACCGGTTCGCCGAACAACCCGGCGTATGCCGTGGTGATGGTCTCCATGGCAGCCCTGGTGTCCTCATAGTTGTACTGAGCGAAATTGACAAACACCTTGTGGGGGTGGGCCATCAGCAGGGCCTCCTCGATCTGGTGCCTGGAGAATGTGGCAATTCTCCTCTCCCTCCCGGTGACGGTGGTTTTCTCGGGCATCACCCCCAGTGCCTGGAAGGTGATTTCCTTCTGATCCTTGTACCAGCCACCGCTGCTCCCCTCGGCGGTGTTCCCGACCCGGATCGGGTGCACCCGGCAGGAACCGTACACGTCTCGGACCCAGGACATCGGCAGTGAAGCATCGGCCACCACCCTGGACGGGGTGCAATCCCTGCTGGTGCAGTGAGGATAGAACCCGCTGGAAATTCCGAGGCTGTATCCCTGGCTCCCCTCCACCAAGGCATTGCCGGAAGACAAGAAAGCGGACAGCCACTGCCACTGATTCACGATCTCGGCCTCCGGCACGTGCTCGCGTATCTCGAACTCCCTGTCGGCGGCAATGATTCCCGGATTCCGCATGATCTTGTCGCACAAGGCGGCACCGGACCCTTGCATGGTGCTGGCGATCCTTCCAAGGGTCTTTTGCTCTAGCTCCTTGTGGGACTCCGATAGGATGCCGGCAGCCTCGTGAATGATCAACCGGGGGTGACTGGGGATTCGCGGCTTCAGATACTCCCACTCCTCCGCCAGACGCTTAATCGAAAACACGGAACCGGGGCCGACGGCGATAACCCGGAGGTTCCTGCTGAAAACTCCGCTGGGCAGAACCTTGTGAATGAACATGTCACCAACGGTGTTGTACGCCGTGTGGCCGGCGTTGGGCATGTTTGCCGATACTGCCACCTCGTAACTGTTCTTCGTGGAAAGGTATCCGGCCAAAGCGCCCTTCCCCGTACTCCCGAACTGCAAATCAACCAAAACATCGATCTTAGTCATTTCATTCCCCTTTAACGTGCTTCACCAGTGCTTCCAGTCCGAACCTTTTTGCGCCACCCCTTATGTTCCACCTCCCGGTCCCCGGCCAATAATCGATCGTGTGCCCTCGACGATGCAAAATGAGGTGTGCACCGTCATTGTGGGAATCAAAAGGAATTCCTTCCTCAGTCAGCCTCTTCGGGCCGTACTCTCTCTTGACGGCTCTTGACCTCTTACTCTCCAGGCGCAGTAGCCTAAAATCTCCTGCCGCATCGCCCATTTCATTCTCCTGTCGTAGGGACATCCCCCACCATCATTATACCACATCTACCCATCGCCCACAAGTATCAACCTGCTCCTTGTGCCTTCATTATCGCGATTTCCAGCTGTCCGATGGCCGGCATCTTGGCTTCCTTCCCGTCCACCTCGATTCCATACCGCTTTATCCTGTCAGAGAATACTGCCAAGTTAAGGGTGTCGTAGGACGATATCCGGTTTTCCTTGGCCCACTCCCGGTATTCAGCGTACAATTCGTACACCCTCACCCTGCTTGGCCACTGGCTGTCGTCTCCCACCGACGCATTGACATCGACGGTATCGAGCGACCCGCGCAACACCGCCTCGTTTAGCCAGTGCATGACGCTTTCGTGATTATTGGACAGCCTCCTCTGTTCCACCAAGGCATCGGTCCTGGGGGCCACCCTAAGGTCCGTCGTGATTTCCCTGTTTTGCAGCAAGTGCAACAGAGCTCCCATGCCGCCGGTTTCCATTTCGGAGAATATCCGGTTGAAATACTCCCTGTTGCCGGCCTTGCTTCCATTCACGCTGAGGACCAGCCACCTCCTGGACTGCGGGCCAGCCGGGACGATCCAATCTTCATTCGAAGCGATTATCACTCTTGCCAGATTGTCCACTTCCACCGCGTCGATGCCCTTGGACTCCTTGTGTATCCTGGTCTCGGTGATCCTGCCCTTGAGGATGTTTCCGGATTTCCTGTCTCCCGGCCACAGAACCTCATCCGCGTAGATTATGATGGAGTCGGCAAGATAGCTGTTGAACTTCCCGGTCAGCCTCTCGGAGTCTATTAGGTGCGAATAGTGGGACCCAAACAGCCTGCCGAATGTATTGGCCCACGCCCCCTTCCCGCACCCCTCGATCCCCCGGAGAACCACGCAACAGCCCTTTATCTCCCTAGAATTCTGAACGCAGTCAGCCATCCAGTCCAGCAGCCACTCGTAAATTGTCATGTCCCCGTTACAAATGATGTCCCTCATATGGAACAGGTACATGGCGCAATCGGCATCCGGGTTTGGCTCGACCGCCCACCCGTCCCATATGTTCAACACATTCTGAGGCTGGTCATTCTGGGGGTATATTCCGACCCCGTTGTACGCCCTTCTCAGTGGTGACGCCATCCAGATGTCCGACATAGGTTTCTCCACAACCCCCCGGCCAGTGGTGATAAACACCTTCTCCGGCGCGGCCATGTCCCGGAAAGACTGCATGGATAGGAAGTCTACCTTTTTATTACCGTGGTTGTTCTCGAAGGTGGCCATCACCATGGTCTTTCCCATCCTGACCAGGGCATACCTCTTGTTCATTTCGAGGACCCTCTCCTCGATGGCCGAATCGTTCTCGCCGAATACCACGTCCCCTTCGACCGGCCTCCATCCGGCGTCCTTGGCCAGGAATAGCAGGGTGCCGATCCCCACTGGCCCCTCTTCGTCGAACGACTTCCACCGAGACGAGCATTCGCCTTCTTTCCTTCTTTCTCCGCTGCTGGACCATTCGTCCCATATCTGCAGCCCATCGTCCCCCATGCAGGACTTCAGGCTCATGCCGACCTTTACCCAGTCTTCGTACGACAGAGTGTCCGGGTCTATTGCCGCCATCATTCTTTCCACCTGCCCGAAGGACATGTTGTTGGTGGAATCTTTCTTGGCAGCGGTCTCTTTCCAGGGCTGGCCCAGCCTTTTGACCAGCCACTCTGGCATCACCGGTATTTCCCCGCCGTGTATCCACTCATAGCGTTTCCCGTCGACGATGGATGGAAACACCACTATGTGCCCGGTGCATCTGTCGGAAAAGCCCCCTCTGGTGTCTATCCCATTGGCCACTTTGGAGGAGCTCGACGCCGCGTTTTCTTGCCACAGAAATATGTGATGAAATCCACCGGAGGGGGTCTTCTGGACTGGCCCATCTGGCATCGGACCTTCCTTGTCCAGAATCTTCTTCAACTCCCTGATGCCGGTGGTGCCCTTGACGGGCTTCGCGTCCACATCCAGGGCCATCACCCTGCCGGCGCCGCACCCCATGCCAATATTGAAACCCCGGTACTTCCCGTCTTTCCCAAACCACCTGTCCACCGTCACGGCCTTTGTGGTGGCGGACGTGTAGTTTATGCCGCCTATCTCAGGCAGCCTCTTGCTTCCCGGCTCCAGTGGAAGTACAGGAATCCCCTGGGACACGTAATATAGGGCAGCCCTGTGCACGGAGTCAGCCAGCGGCTCTCCTGGAACGATTGATAACGACCCTCCGTCTATCTCTATCTTCATTACTTGCCCCAATAGTTGTCCCCCACCCCTTTCAAATCCAGGACCAGGGGCACCCTGAACCACGGCACCCTAGACCTTATGCTTTCCTGCACCCTCTCGGTCATCTTCTTCGCGTCGGCTCCCTCCGGTATATTCACCTCATATGAATCGTGAGTGTTCATTATCAGTCTGTTGCCGTTGTCCCTGTACTCATCGTCCATGGCCAACCACATCTCTTTGTTTATGTCAGCCGACGTCGCCTGGATGGCCAGTCCCGATGCCTTGTACGTCTTGAACTTCTTGGGGAATCTCAGCCTCCTGCCGTGGTGCGTCTGAACGTATCCGTACGATTCGGCTATGGTCTTGGCCTTCTTGGCCAGCTCTTTTACCCCCGGCAGTCTCCGGTGATATTCCCCTATCACCTCCTCGGCCAAGGGGCCTGCTTTCCTGTACGTGACCTTATTGCCCCTGATGTCGTCGAAGCTGGCCCATTCCCAGTCCATGCCCATCTTCTCGGCAATGGCCCCGTTCCCGCTGTTGAAGATCATGGACAGATTAAGCTGCTTCGCGTTAGCCTGCCCGCTGTAACTGGCATTCCTGGGCAACCCGGTCAGGCGAGCCACATACTCGTGAAGGTCCAACCTCTCGTTCTCGTGATACGCCTTTATGACCCCGTGATTATTGACCAGATGGGCGAACGTCCTGACTTCGAAGCTGTGCTGGTCCAGCGACGCCCACCTGCAGCCCTCTTCGGGCAAGAACACCGGCTTTACGATCGCCGCCACCACTTTGTTTCTGGCCGGTATCTGCTGCAGGGCTGGATCAACATACGACAGCCTGCCGGACCCGGTTCCGCCGTCTTCCCCTTTGTTCTGGTTTATGCGGGGGTATATCCTGTCCCCCACCATGTGCCCCAGCACGTGCCCGCCAAGGAAAGTGTCCCTGGTCTTGATCATCGATCTTACCGACGATATCAGGACGGCTCTCCTGTCGTTCTCCATCATCTTGAGGGTGGGCGCGTCTATGGACGGTCCGCCAGAGGGGGTGCTGGGGAGAGTGTACCCGCTGTCCGTTACCCAAGCCGTGTCGTTCTGCTTTACTGGCTTGAATATCTCCCTCATCTGCTTGGGGCTGTTTACGTTCACCTCTCTCCCGACCAGGGAGTCCAGCTCGTGTTGAGACCTTTCTATTTCCTTGGTTAGGTCCGCCATGGCCCTTTCCGCCCTGTTGGCGTCTACCCTTATGCCCTTGCTCTCGGCCTTTATCAAGGGCACCATCACCTTCTTCTCGAACTCCACAACCTTCCGTATGCCCTGCCTCTCGATCTCCTCCTCCTGCCACTCGTACAGTCGCAGGGTAAGCAGGGCGTCCTTCTTCCCATACGGGGATACGAGGCTGGTCGGAGCCATATGCAGATTGGGCATCTGGACTTGTCTGGTCGGCCTCCCGCCGAACAACTTGGCGAGGGCTTGGTATATGTCTTCCTTCCTTTCCTTCAGGTATTTCTCGGACAGGTGGTCCAGCGAATACGACATTTCATGCTCGTTGATGAGACATGCCCTTACTGCCACATCGTCTAGCTTCGATAACGGCACGTATAGTCCGGACGACTCGGACATGCGGTAATCGAAGCTGGCATTGAAACACACCACCTTACCCTCGAACCGACTCATTTCATCGTTGAACCAGTCCAGGGCTCCTGGCTCCCGTCTGATGTCGTGATACTCGGTGGTGCCGTCCGGCAGGGCTATGCTGAACCCAAACACCTTGTCCACCTTGTATTGCAGCCCGGTGGTCTCGGTGTCGAACCCGATGAACGGGCACCCGTCAAGTCTCACCTTACCCCCATAAGAATGGGGACGAC